AACCAATCTGCACAGCATCCCATTACCTTGCCATCATATCCAATCGTCAATCTTTGAAAAGGTTGTCTGCATACTGCTCTCTCCACTGCAATCCAATCGTCTATCAGAAAGTTACCATCGGCTCCTCTATCCATCACTGCCGATACTCTTACATCGTCAACTACATTTTTCCACTTTCTGACAAATCCTTCGACTTCGTGTTCGTTACTTTTTTGTTTGCACATTTGCACACGAATAAATGGCTTAGATAACCCTTTACTGTTTCGGTATAAAACTGCTTGTTCAATCGTTTCCGTAAGTTCGTCAAAGTCTCCACCTATTCGTATATTCTCAAAAGTATCTTTCGTATTCCCATCTACGCTGAATATAATTCTATCTACTCCAGCGTCTATTAAATCTTCTACCTTGCAACCTCTCATATTGCCATTGGTATTTAACTGTACTTCAGGGATACCTAAACCCTTCGCTTTTCTCGTTAACTGAGCAATCTGTTTATGTAGAGTAGCTTCCCCTCTCCAGTTCCATTTAATACTGGATACACCCATCTGAGCAGCTTCTTCCAATAAACGATCAGCCAATTCATACTTCATGGCTCCCTTTACATTCGGATCGTATGCCTGTGGACACATGGTACATTTAAAGTTACAAGCATAACTAAGTTCTATATCTAAATGTATAGGAAACTTTGGAGTATAAACCCAGTTAAGAAACTTTTTCCCTGCGTTATGCCATTTAGTTCGATACAGCAGGTACTTCCACTCCCTTATCCTCTTTACTGTCTCCCTCGCTGCTGCTATCTTCCTGTTGTTTAGCCAAGTGCTCCCGTTCAAGTTTACAACAGTTTTCAAAGGTTTCTTTGATTCGCTTTCTATTCTCTCTACCATAATGCTCTTGCGTTTCTCCTGGGCGAAGTTTGCGAGATAGGGAACGTATCCCCCTGCTATAGTAGTCTAATCGTTCCAGATAAAAACCTGCCTTATTTAACATTCTACCTAGTGTTCTAGGGGTATATAAAGTTAAATGCGGAGAAGCAGTGAAGTTACTTAACATCTGGTTAAACCTGTCGTATTCGTTTCCCCAAGGATATTCCACTGTGGGAACTCCTATAAACAACCAACCATCGGAATACAATCTATCGTTACACAACTTCAAGAAAGCTACTGGATCGTGTATATGCTCCAACACTTGTTGTGCTGTAATTAGATCAAAAGTTAGGTCACGCCAAGACTTCTTCTTAAACTCTCCTGTTTCCACTTGACACAACTTGTTAGCCCTAGCCCAATCTGCATATACTTTATTGGGTTCTATCGCATAAGTATCCCACTTAGGCCCACCCTTCTCTCCCATCTTTTCATGGGTATATGGTAACAATCCCTCGCCAGTTCCCACATCGAGCATTTTTCCTGAATCAGGAAATTCCTTGTTTTCGTGAATGAAGTCATAAACATCGGCTGCATCCTTCAACTTGTAATCCACATTCTTTTGCTGTGGAGTTCTTGGCCTGTATAGCCTGCTATAAAACCTATCTGATGTTTTCTTTGTCCACCTAGGAGATTGATATATAAGTTCACAATCCCCACAGTAATAGAAAGAAACTTTAAAATCTTGTGGCACTTTTAATTGGTTTAAATATGGATCGCCATCGTGTTCAACATATAAATCTCGTTTCTCTGAATTACATAGAGGACAAGTTACTTGTTCAAATAGTTCATCCAACCCAAATTCCGTCAACTGTAGAACCCTCATCGTCTGCTGGCACAATCCTTCTAGGTGCTTGTCTCTGTCTACCTTCCAATGTAGCAGATAAGATCATTTCTTCGGAACCAAGTTCCATTGTGGGATCACGACCATCTTGTAGGCGAAGTTGCAAATTTAATAAAGACCTCAATGCGATTACCTTAGCCCATCTATCGGGACAATCTATTACAGTTGTGGTAGTAGAAAGTCTCGTTGCAGAGGGAACGAAAGTTACTTCAATAGCATTGGTTGCTGCTTCCGTTGGAGGAGGTACAAGTTGCACTGCATTTGCTTCTATATAATAATAGAGTTGGTCATTTCTTGTAGCAGTTGTATTGCCATCTTCAAAGTAGTATTTCTCCGTTTTTGCAGTTAACGGAATAACAGGGTGTCTAGCCCCACTACTTTGCACTGCCTCAACCAAATCAATTTTTTTAAATGTTGATGTTACAGCAGGACTTAGATCACGACTATCTGCCACTAAACTTGCTGTATGTATTTCTTCAAAAAACCCTTCATCAGACGCTACAATTATATCATAGTAATGTTCATTCGCTGCATTGACAGCCCTTAATATTTGAGCGTCACTCAATGTAGCTGTGGCACTATCTGTATCTGTAAGTGTTCTCACTTCGGTTATAATGGTAGTCGCAGTAGTTGCCATTAGGTTTTCACCTTCTTCTTTTTATTTTTAAAATCTATTCCAACTCGATGATTGGTAGGACTCCAAACGTGCCAACCACGTTTATTCTGATATTGCCAATCATCCATTTGTTTTCTAAGTGCACCATCATTTTCAAGTGCAATATCTTTATACATTTCTTTCTGTTGCCTGGATCTTCTATTTTCTTCTTCGTATTCTTCTTTCTCTGCCGCTAACCAAATATCGTTAGGTCTTGCATATCTCCAATTATCCCATTCCTTCAGTTGCAGTATCACTCCATAATCTAAAGGTCTAAATTCCCCGTTCTCCCCTTCCCAAAAACAGATATGCCATCTATCAATAGGTTTCGGTTCGTACAGTTTAATGGGAAGCCCATCTCTGTAGAATGTAGCAACATGGGTAAATTTTTTTCGTTCCGATGGTCGAAGGAAATGTCTTCGGTAGAAAATCTCCCAACGACACTTCCTTCTGTTCCATTGGACCGATAAGTTTTCATCTAATCGTTTTAACTCGTTTAGAATATACCTATCAGGATTCATTTATTTCCCATCATCTTTAGGTGAATCATCATACTCGATACGAATGTACCCTTGTATAAAGTTCACTGTAGAAGTGGCGGTGAAATTACTGTTAATCAGTAATGTTGTTCCTGCACTTACTAACATACCACCTTTATTACCAGTAACAATGGAAGTGTTTAGCGTAGCAGTAGAGATAGAGCCAACTGTTGTTCCTGAGTTGAAACTAATTCCACCAGAGGCCAATAGACTTGTTGTTGTGGCAGATGCTATGGAAGAAGAATTAGCACGATAGAAATTCAATGTAACTGAACCAGAGTTTCCAGCACCACCAGAAATCCCTGCCAAAGCTACAATCTCTTTCACCCTTCCGTTATGAGGAACGGGAATATATAAGTTCGTATCGGCTAACGCTGTGCCTGAACCATAATCTTCAAATCCAAACCGAAGCATTTCACTTTTGGCTGGATTGTTTGCTGCGATATTTCTATTTTTAATTGCCATAATTTGCTCTCCTCTGGAGCCATAGTTAACCCCAAAATCTCCCTGCTGCCTGTCTCCCCATGTGGGTAAATTATTTTATCCAGTGTAACAGGGAGAAATTGGATACTTAGAGGTTAAAGTGTTGCTTGAATGTCAGTAATCCTGAAATTCTTATTCGGTGCATCACAACCAAAGTTCCCGAACATTCTCATAAATCCTTCAAATGAGTCTATGTTACTAACTCTGCTTAATACTGATCCGTCTTCATCAGCCCATTCAAAATCTGAAATCTTATACAGATGCCATGAAGGAGCATTGATTCCGTAAACAGTGTTGTATGGTGCATCTACTTCAAATCGGAACTCTGCTCCGTTGAAGTCAAGCACTTTGTGTCCACCTTTTAATGTTTGTGCAGTGAATCGCACATCTGGTGTAAGAAGGTCTAAATACTCACGCCTCACACTGTAGTGAGAGATAAGGTGAGTAGTTGTGTTATCTTCACCAGAAGCCTCTGAAGCTGCATCCCATGCTTGTTGCAATAGGTTTAGCGTGAGAGGTCTGTTAGTTCCACTATTCCCAAGAATATTGGCTCTCCAAGATTTATTCTGATATGCATCACGACTTACCCCTTGGTATGTACCAGAGGAGTTAATTCCATCGTCAATGCCAGCAAAATCGTTGAAAGCACAACCAGTAAGTGTACAGATTGTTCCTGATACTACTGTTACTGTTGCTGAGAATGTGATAGTGGAAGACCCACTTGCTCCAACAGTAGCGGAAGCTACAGTAGCAGAAGTGAAATCAGTAGAAACAGAAGATGTTTCTGTGGCAGCACCAGATGCACTTAGTCCATCCAGTATCATTCCAGCTTGGATAAAGCGAAGTGGGCTTCCGACATTGATTGTTGAAGATGTTACGTTGACAGTTGCTGTATTGACCGAAGATTGGTCAGAGGCAACGGAACATAAATCTCCACGACTACCAAAATAAAGCATTCTATTAAAATACTTACGACTGTTACGAGTCATTCTATCCATTTCCTCAGACATAGCCTCTGCGAAAGCTGCTCTATCGCCTTGAGACTGTTTCATAGCCTGTGCGGAAACTTCAATGCGACCATACCAGTATTTTGGTGATACTGTGGATGTTACATAGACTTCGTTTTGTGCAGTAGGTAAAGTTCCTCGTTCTGCTCTAGTACCTACACCAAAGTTCCTGCCAACGTGCACAGGAAAAACAAGTCTTCTACCACCAACACGTTCAGACGCTGCGTTGGAGATGTCAAACATTGTTACTTTTTCATTCAGTGTGTCTCGTACTTTTCCTAGAAACCAGTCCTTCAACACCGCATCAAAAGTGGTAGTTGTAGCTGGCATAGCTTACTCCTTACTCTCCCTGCTCCATTTGATCCATATATGCCTTTAAATCGGATATATGGTCTGCACTGGAAAAGTTTGTATATTTCTTTTCCTCAGTGGAAGGAATCGGTGCTCCCGATCCCCCTCCCGATGCAGGAGGCAGAGTAGAGTTCTGTTTGAGTTTATTAGTGTGTTCTGAAATAATTTGCTGTTTATATGAGTTTACAAAACCTGCTCTCTCATTCACAGCAGTTTCCATTGGTGTTCCCAGGGCCACTTTAGCGTAAATCGTATCCCAATCACCAGCCTGTAGGTCTGGATTTTGTTTAGCAAACTCTGCTTTCTTCGTTTCCCAAGCAGATTGGGCTACCTGATTTTTCAATTGAGAGGTATCCTGTTGCACCTGTCGTTGCACGTTTGCTACTTGATCCTGTAACTTCTGAATCGAAGCAGCGTATGGGTCTAATTCCTCAAGTTCCCTATACTTATCTTCTTGCGATTGTTGCTGTTGTTGATAAGCAAGTTGTTGAGCTCTAGCGTCAGCCTGCTGATTCACCCAATCGTCTAGGCCTTGCTTTTGTTGATTTAAGTTCTCCATCTCTTGAGAATAATGATAACCTTTCTGTAATAGTTCCGTTGTTCGAGGGTCATTAATGTCCCAATCTACCTCTTTTCCACTTACCTTCAACTTTAAAGAGTTCGGATCACTTGTATCGGCAGGTACTTCACCGATGTTCTGATCTCCTGCATCTTGGAATTGTTCCTCTTGAGGAGTTCCCATATCTGTGGTTTGATCTTGTTCTGCCATGTTGCTCTCCTAATATAGTTAGTTTCCACTACGTCTGAATTGGGCGTAGATAGTTCCTGCTCCAACTAAACCATGAACAGCAATATCGGCAGTTGAAACAATGTTAAGGTCTTTCAAATCTATTGTCGTTGCTGTGTTCAACATTAATGTAGGTAATATAGCTGTTCCACCTACACTCAGTTGGACTTGTGCTGCTGTTGCTGATGCAGAAATAATCACTCTATCTAGAATAGTTTGATGTATTCTTTGTTTCGGATTTGGTCCATTTACATTGGTTACAGTGGAAGATATAAATATCGCTGTCGCTGTAGGTACTGTAACTGGGCCAGTTGAATAACTGTGATACCATGTTCCATGTTTATCTGGCATTAGATTGGGCCTCCTTGCTGTATTCCCTCGTCAGGGTTAGCAAACTGATCGTCTTGAACTTCTTCTTGGATGGCCCCACCTTGTTGGCCTCCCATTTGAGCAGCCATAGCTTGAGCATTTGCTGCTTGGATTTGTTCAGTTAAAAATGCACCATGCTGTTGCAGGTGTTGTTCATATATCTGATCTATTTGTGGTTGTTGCTTAATTAATTCTATATATTCGGGTGCTTTACGTCTTCGGTTATGTATCTTAACGTGTAGTTGATGGTCTTGATATCGTTTAGCCATTGGCATAGCACCATTAACCATTTCTCTATTTTCTGTCTCTGCCTGTGCTTCATCAAGTGCCTGTTCAGAGAATACATCTTGTGTTTGTCCAAACTCCAATAACTCCATGACAGTACGCCAATCGGTTCTACCAGTTTCTGGATTAATAAATGCACCTCTCTGTTCCATATCGAGTATCTCTGCCTTCCTTGCAACTAAACTAAATGGAGCACCCAATGTTCCTGCAACTACAACCTGCGTATTTC